TTGTCCATAATTGGCGGCTTTTGAACGTATCCGTAATTAACAAATCCAGACATACGATCATCTAAATTGTAAGTAGCACCACCTTTTAACTGAAATGTAGTAATCGGGTCAGCTTTAATCTTCTCATTTAGCACTGTAAAGTGGTCTTGATAAGAATAAGCTATAGTGGATAAACCACCCATACCGTATAAACTCATTTTGTCAGTTGTGTACTTACCTTGTGCAAAACTACCAAACCAGTCTACTGTTGTAGTGTTAAAGTATGCGATTTCATCACCTAAACGAACAATTTTACCGTCTTCGGCATTGTCGTCTGCATAATCTACATAATAATCACCACCAAGTAGATCACGTACTTCACGCGCATGTTCTATTTCAGCAGTTCGCCAATCAATACCTACTTGAATTTCTAACTCATCTGATACATCATAATTAAGTTTAGAAATTAATCCATAAGTGTTTTGACGATTAATTGAATTACGAAGGATTCCTGTTGAGCGATTTTCTGTATCTGAAAAAGCAGAATCTACATTAGCAGAGTTCTGTGCTATCTCAGCATTCCAATCCCATTGCCAGGGTGAAGATGCATACCATCTTTCTCCTTCTACCGCGGGTGTTCTACTTACGCTACCATAAGTTCCAGTTCCTCCACCAGAGCCACCACTCCAATATAGTACTGAACTTAATCTTGCATTGTCATTTAAAGTTAAAAAGTGGTTTAAATTGACAAGAGGCTTGTGGAAGTAATTTTCCCTTTCATTAAGCATACCAGCATTCATTCTATCTGCAGTGTTTGCACCATACATATAAAAATACTGTTTGCCTTTATAGGATTCATCCACAGGTGCCCAGTTCTGGTTAAACAATCTACCAGCTTCAGTTTCAAACTTCTCACCTGCAACATAAGCAGAGTCATTATAACCATCAATGTCTCCTGCTAGATCTTGCGAGTAAGTCGCTATATTCTGCTTGTATAGATTTTGACCATGACGCTGTGGTGCACCAATAGCGTATAGTTCGAATCGTTGTTTGTCACTAACAGCATAACTTGACCCTAAATAGTAAGCCCAAGCATCTGTCCAAGTTCCATCAATGATTCCATCTCCTGTTTTACGAACGATAGTTCCACTAATAGCCAACTTATCGTTAATAAGACCTGAGTTGTAGTTCAAAGTGGTCTTCATAAAACCACCAGCTCCAGCTTCCTGCTTAAACTTGCCACCTTTTTCGTGACCAGCAGGATCTGTTATTATGTTCATAGTTCCACCTATAGAAGGTGTTGCTAGATTGACTGCTGATAGACCTCTTTGCATCTGAATAGAATTGGCAGCATCTGCTACTCCATCCCAATTGGACCAATAAACCCAACCGTTTTCCATATCGTTTTGAGGAACACCATTAATCATAACAGCAACATTTCTTTGGTTAAACCCGCGAACGTTGATACGAGCATCACCCGCACCTCCACCTTGTTGTGTCGCATATACTGACGGTGTCATATTAAGAGCCATTGGAATATCTTGTGAACCAAGTCTTATTTCCATTTCAGCTTTTTCAACCGTAGTATAAGCAACAGGTGTGTTCTCGTCAGCACGTGAAGCCAAAACTTCTAATGCTGTCATTGCAACAACGTCAGTTTCTAAAAAGAAATTAACGCTTGAAACGATATCCCCAACACTAACTGATTTAGTGATAGGAACATAACCAATGAAGGAAGCCGTAACGTCATAGTCCCCAGAAACGACATCTATTTGGAATTTACCTTCTGAATCGGTAACTCCTCCAATATCTGTTTCTTCAACTACTACATTAGCTCCAACAAGTGGTTCTGAGTCTGCATTTAATACTACTCCTACCATAGTTTGCGCAAACAAACCAGTTGAGAGTAATAATAATACAGCAAGATTACGATAGTTCATAATCTGTCTCCTTGCTTTTGATTAGTAAGTGGCACATTTTTCTACAGGTGTGCCGTCTGCCTGTCCGCTTTTTGTGTAAAATTAGTTTGCATATTCCTGATCGTCTTTATCACCGGCTGTGGGGATTATTTCACAAACATCATTGTTACAAAACTTATCAACTTCCGCTTCATTCCCTTTTACTTGTCTAAAACTTAATCTTCCCAATCCCTTAAGTAATTTATCATAAGTTTCTTCGTCTATAGATTCATATGGCATTTGTGGAAATGCACCAAAATCATGTCTAGGTAAGCAACTTATGCCCTTAAGATGATATTGAAAATAATTTAATACATGAGGAAGTTGTGGTCCTTCAGTTTCAGGATTAAACGTAACTGTACAACTAACTTGATTATCTGCCCAATGTCTTTGCATAAAAGCAGCTAAACTAAATTGTTCCCATACGGTTAAATCTGATACTGTTCGTATTCCTTCTCCAACGTCTACTGGAACTTCAACTACACTAGTAGTTTCTTCTGATCCAAAAGCAGGCTCTATTTTGTATCCTGCTTTTTCTAATGGTGCAATCAATGGAGAGCTATTACTTAATCTAATACGTCTAATATAAAACCTAGACTCGGGATAATGCAAGCCTGGAGTAGCGCCAGCCAATAATGAAACGGTGCCAGAAGGTTTAACAGAAGTAGTTTTAATGGAACGTGGTACTGCAAACCAATCTGAATACATTTTATCCCAAGTTTGTATGACTCCATATCCATCATTTAACCAATCCTTTAAACTGTCTATTCCTCTTGATGTTATAAATTGTGCTATTCCACTAACTGAACATCCTATTCTTCTATTACGTAACATTACCCTGTTTGTTTCTGGCCAATGTGTACGACCCAAAGTAACAGTTTTCGCATATAAATACGCATACTTAAGAGTTCTAGCATAATCCTCAAACGAATCATGATTGTTTGGGAATGTTTCAACCAAACAGCATAACTCATAACTCTCCAATGATTGCTCTAAACACGGATTACCGCCTGCAACTCTATGATCCTTATTATCTCCGCCATTTTTCATGCGAGAATATTTTCTCATATTATCTAACCATGCAAAACCAGGTTCCCCATTATCTACAACTCTTTTACAAGCTTCAGTATAATCCATTCCTAATTCTGCAAATATTGAATTGTTTGATGTCCAGCCATATTGATCTCTATGTGGATTAACATCATAATTTTTTAAATCTAAATATTCTTCAGAATCTGGCTCACCAAATACAATCTCGGCTGTTCTTCTCACATTACCAGCCACGACACATTTACCAATTAAGTTCATTATGTCTACAATTGTTGTTATTGTTATTGGTTCACCAGTATTTTTTTCTAAAATATCCATAACAGCTTTATGTAACTCTTCTAACGGTGCTGGTCCACTAGAAACTCCACCGAATCCTTTAATTGGTGCACCTTCTTCTCGTATTTCAGAATAATCAAACGATATTGCTGCTGTACCCATAAAATAGCTTTCTAGCTGCATTTTTAACGATTCAACCCAACCTTCTCTACTATCTGGTATAACAAACGTTTGTTCATTTTTACCCTTATCTATACCCTTTATAATTATTTTTTCTGCACCTTTAGTGTCAAAACCAACACCTACACCCAACATTGATGCGTCCATAAGAAAACAAAATGGTTTGGCTAAATCGTCCTTTAATGTATCCGTTGAAACAAACGCACAATTATTTAACGCAGCATACAATCCACGTTCTTCTGTCATTTCTGTTCCCATTGCCCACAGTCCACGTCCAGGTGGTAAAAATTTCATATTGAATATTCTATCGTACATATCCTGTGCTGATCTTTGTGCTTGCCATGCATTCCAACCCAATTGATTTGAATCGATATGCTTTTTTTGCATTGTGTATGTGCCTTCAACAACTCTTCTAACTGTTTCCCACCACATTTCATTTTTACCGTCTTCTTTGATTCTAGAATATGTTCTCATGTATACCATTTCTCCTAGACCATTAAAACCGAACGGTGCTGACTTTCTCTGGTATTTTTTTACAAACGACGGTGTAAGTGTAAATTTATCACTCATTTTTAAATCTCCTTATATACAACTAACATTATTTTGTAACGTCTTCTTCGCTAAACATTTCGTTATGACGTTTCTTAAGCAACTTTCTGACATACTCATTTCCATTATTCATTTTAGTTTGAACTTCTGCACCATCTTGAGTGCCAGAATTGAAAATATTAATTTGACCTGTTGATGTGTTCATCGATGTCGGAAACGTCATCCCATCTGGACCAAATCTATTTTTAATTACGTGTATACGTCCAGTATTCGCAACTTTATCTTCAATTTTTCTTGATAAACTCATAACAAAATCTGCAGTCATAATCTTATTATACGATTCAGCAATCTTTTCTGCTCCAATAACAGAATCTTCTAAACTACTTCTATTTGACTGAGAAGCTGTCCACATTGGTATCCCGAACTCACCACTTAGTCCACGTAGCTCTTCATAAATGTTAGACAATTGCAACCTAATCTCTCCATTACCAGATGTGTCACTTAATAGATCTGCATAATCAACTAAAATTAAATCTGGTGAATGACCTAATAATTCTACAGTTTTAAGATGAGTATAAATAGTTTGAACGCTAGCAGATCTTGTGGGATAATATTTTATTAATAATTCACCTCTACACTGTTCGTCTACCATGCTTTTTACTTTTTTAGCTTGATCTGGAATGTGTGCTGCTTCTACTCCAGAAAATATAGCTGCATATCTTAAACCAACATATGCTTGATTTAATTCTAAAGTATAATGTATTACGTTTTTTCCTAATCGTAAAGCATTTGCACCAATCGCTTGCAATAACCAACTTTTACCAACACCAGAAGGTGCAACTACTATTCCAAGTTCACCACCTGCTAAACCACCATTTGTTATTTCATCTACAGGCTCAAATCCAGTTCCAGTACAATCTCTTGCTATGTCTTCTAATATCGAATCCCATTCTTCCATATAATTTAAACCAACATCTCGCTTGGTTCCAGCTCTCATAGCATTATCGATTAATCTTTTTATTTCATCATATCTACCATTTTGAAGCATGTCTACAGATTTCATTATTGCAGACTTTAATTCTTGATTTTTGCAAAACTCTAAAGTTTCGTTCATTACAAACTTTAAGTCACTAGACTCGACTAATTTAGTAACTTCTCTAAGTTCATCAACAACAGTTTGTTGCAGTATATCAGATTTTATTTCTTGTATTTTTACCTTTAATGTTTCCAATGTAGGCAAAACTTTATATTCATAAAAATAAGATTTGATTTCTCTAACCAACCACTGTTTGGATTCAGTGTCCAACTGTTCTGGCTGAATCATGTCATAGCATGTAGTTAAAAAATCTGCTTGTGTTAGTAAACATGTTATGATTTTAGTTTGAAAACTAGAACCATACTTTGTAAGTGAATCAGCTATTGGAGGCATTATTTATCACCATATCCAATCTGTTAAACGTATCCTGCAACCAAACATCTGGGTTTTTTATAACCTGATTTATTGTATCTTCCAAAAACATCTTGTGAAGCTTGTATTTTACCAATCTATTTGGAACCTCATTAACTATATTTAATATCTTACTCTTTGCAGAACCAGATATTTCAACATCGCTCAATTGCATTAGTTTATAATTTCTTGTTAAAACGTCTTTATTGACATAACCAAATTCTGAAGTCTCTTTGAGAAAGTCTTCAATATTATATATAATCTTATCTTTCAAAAATGGCATTTTTTTGAGAGTAGTTTTCAATCCATATCCCTTAATACCATTTATGTTATCTGACTTATCTCCATCTATAATTCTAAAATAAATCAAATTTTCAGCAAGCATATCATACTCTTCGGCTATCTTACTCCTATCATATAACGCTTTTTTTGTTGGAGACCAAACATTGATTCTATCATCAACCAATTGTAGAAAATCTTTATCGGTTGACATAATAGAAACTTTACTATCCTTTAAAACAGATTTTGCAATGTAAGCAATCGAATCATCAGCTTCAATGTTATCGATTGACAGAGATGTTAGAGGCAAAACATTCAAATATTCTGATAACCTTTTAATTTGTCTATGCATACTATCTGAAGGCTCTTCCAACCCTTGCATACCTTTAAATCTGTTTGGTGTCTTTAATGGTTTCCGTTGTGCTTTATAACCGTCATAAATTTTACGTCTTTTCTGAGATCCTCCAGCACCATCAAAACAAATAATTACACGAGTGGGTGATAGAGTTCTAATTGCAAAGCCTACGCTTTGTAAAAACCCTATCATCCCACCTATGTGAACTCCATCCGCGTTGGATGCAGGGGAAGCCGACCAAGCCCGAATGAAGTTGTTCAACCCATCAACAACCAAAACATGGTCATTAATGGATTGATTTGTGTTTACTTGTTGACCTATCTGAGTGAGAATTTCAGCGTATCGCTTACGCATCTTCGTCTATCACTTCGTCAGTGAATTCAACATCATCTATACCTCTATTTTCTTGATATTGCAATATGCTATTATCACATATTGTTTTATAGAGATACGATTTAAAGTCTGGATCTTCTTTCAAGATAGAAACAAAATCTTTAGAGAGGAATTTTTTATCTTCTCCCTTGTAATTGATTGTATACCAAGCTCCAGCCACTTTTGCGACTTTTAATTCCTTGAGAACCTGAAGCCATCCACCAACATCATCTATACCTCTATCAAAATACATGTCGTAATCTGTACTTCTCATAGGTGGACCAATTCGATTCTTTATAACCTGTGCTCTACACTTGACACCAATTACGTTTTGTTCCTTATCCTTGATTTGACCCATATTTTTGAGTCGTATTCTTGTAGATGAATGAAAAGGTAACGCTAATCCACCACTTGTTGTGTATGGATCACCGAACATTACACCCATCTTTTGACGAAGTTGATTAGTAAACACAAGAGTAATTTTGTGTCTTCCAACCATCTGTGTAATCTTTCTCATAGCTTTAGATATGATAATGGCTTTACTAGTTGCCCAACCATCTTTATCGTAATCAGCTTCCATTTCAACTTTTGTTGAAGCAGCTGCTAAACTATCGATTAAAATTGTGACGTGTTTGTCTTTACTAGATTCACGTATCTTTAAAATTATATCTTCTATTGCTTGAAAGATTTCTTCAACTGTTTCAATGTGTAAATACAAAAGATTACCAACATCACATCCAATAGCCTGTAAAAACTCTCTACTAACTGATGTTTCAGTATCAATATACACTGCTACACCACCTTTCTTTTGAGTTTCAGCTAATACATGTGCACCCAATAGTGACTTACCAGTAGAAGATAAACCATTTATTTCGGTTATTCTTCCTACAGCTATTCCACCATCTGGTCTATTTGATATTGCCAAATCTAATAAAGATGAACCTGTTGAAATAAAATCCTTAACGTCTGTTGGTGTATTATCCTTTCCATCTAGAAAGTATGCAACCTTTTGACCTTTGAATTTTTGATTTAAGCTTTCTGCTAGCTGTGACGCTAGCGCATTTTTATCGCTCATAACTTTTCCCCTGTTAAGAAGAGGGGCCTTTCGGCCCCTTCATTCCATTTTTGTTTAACTGCTAAATAACTCGTCGAATGCTGAAGAAACATCTGATACTTCCGCTTGAGAAGGCATATTGTTTGTTGCCTTTTTAGTCTCAACTGGAGTAGTGACTTCTTCATCTTTAACGCCAGAATCTTGATTCAACCAGTTCTTGAGAACTTCATTGAGATCATCATAGCTGAGCTCGTTATAGATTTCGGTGATATTTTTCTGTGTTTCCTTCATCGTCTTCATCTCATCAGCTTTCTCCGTTACTGGAGTTTGATTAGGTTTTACCCTAATAGTTGTCATTGGAAATGACCTACCAGTTTCTTCACTGGTTTTGAACTCAACCACAATGTCACGACCATTTACTGGATCTGTGATGTCACCATAATCTGGATCTGCGATTATTGAAAGTAGTTCTTGATATACAGTCTTTCCAAAACCCCAAAACTTAACACCTTCATTCTCTTCGCCGCGCACTATTACTGGTGCGAAAGTACGCATTTTGGCTTCAATTCGCTTTCCTAACTTATAGTCATCATTGTTTCCAGATGTTTTAAGTTTAGTAGCAAATTCTTCAATCGGATCAGGACGCCCAAATGATTGTGGTGAAAGATAGTATCTATCTCCCATATCATAATGAAAGTATAACTCGATGAAAGGATTATCCTTATTGAATTTGTAAGGTACAATCCTCACTTGAGTTTTTCCAGGTGTGGGTTTCCAAAGGTTTGAAGTGCGGTTGTTGGACTGTTGAAGTTGACCAAGTTTAGCCTTAATGGCTGATATATCCATAACAATTTCTCCTATATTTATTACTGTTATTTGTCATTATTTATTGATTACATTAATATATATTAACGCAATTATTGAAAAGTGAGTTTTTTTCGAATTATTTATACGTTAACAATTTTGTGAAGTTTTGTTCTAACTACGTTCAATCCCTGATCGTTTGTTAGTAATAAACTGTTCCTATACATTGACCATGACAAAGAGAACTTTTTATCTAATATTCCATTATTTGCTTCTCTTATGGCCTCATTTAATGCGTTAATAGTATACAGTGTATTTGTTTCCTTCTTACGATGTATTGCCATCGTTTTGGAATTTTGAATGAAGTCTTCTGTTTTTTCTACATTATATGTACAGATTAATGAATCTGGTTTTTCTGTATTTTCAAAAACATATATCTTATTGAAAACCACTGATGTTCCCAATGTAATTAATTCTACTACCTCGTCTAAATCATACTTTGTACAAAATGTACATAATAATTGTGTTTTCATTATATTAAATCCTTCAAGCGTGGATCTGTGTCTTCTGGTAATATTGAAAAATATCGCACCTCTTCGTGCTCTAAACTTTTAGTAGGTAATATGGGATATTTTAACCTACATTCAAATATGTGAAAATCCCTACCTATAGAATTTTTCTTAACGGCTTTTAATGTTACTGGTGTGTTGATGTGAGACCCGTTTTCTGATACAAGAATTGATACCTCTTCAGCAGTTTCTCTAATTGCAGCCTGTATTGGTGTTTCCCCGAGCTCCACTTTACCCTTAGGAATGCCCCATTTTTCTGAGTCTTTACATAAAATTATGCCTTGATCTGATCGTACAATTATACCAGCAGTATCTACGTTTTTACGTTCAAGTATTATGTCTTTCATTTTAATCACACACCTTCTCCAAATGTCCAGCATAAACCGCGTTAGGTCTTACTATGTTATTTCCGTCTTTGTCTTTAGTAAAATCAAACCCAGGATTTGGTTGAAAATGCATGTGATTAACACAATCTATTCCATTTGATAACTCTAATGCATCAGCTGTTCCATTTGCATTTCCATACGGTTGATACTCTAAATCTTTATTATGAATCTTTGCCAACATTATTCCACCTCTACAATATTGGTCTAGTGAATCTACTAGTAAAGCTTTATTTTCCTTTGTTAGGCATTCTATTCCACTTTGTTTTAATGTTGGGGTACAGTCTGGTGGTAACTTACCTTTACTTTGCCAATCAGCTATTGAATCATTTGCCCACTGTTTTGTCGTTCTATTACCCTTTGATCCTGGAATTATTAATGATCCATCATCTCCAAAATCATCATCAGATAACATACCATTTTGACGTGCCCATTGTTCTTGCTTATCTAACTCAGCTTTACCACTATCTATTCTTTTTCTTGTTAATGGTTGCTTTGATGTACCCATAAAATTATTATGTAGATCTAAAATTTTTGTTAATCTTCCCTGTGTTTCTTCGCTCTTAAATGCGGTAACTTCTACTTTAGCTCTGGCACCCGAAGCAGCTCCACCTTTCCACTTAACACTCAATCCACCAGTACTTTCTAAAAAGACTATATATTCTGCAGAGTTTGGATCTTCTGGATTGTCTTTTGGAGGGAACACAATTAAATCTGCAACCTTATATGTTTCTCCAGCTGGTGCCACACAATC